GCCGGAAGTCGATCATCCATCGGGCCAGCAACTCGTTCTATCGGGTGCTCTCGGCCGATGCGTTCCGGGCCGAGGGGCTCAACATTCACTGCCTGCTGTTCGACGAACTGCACGCTCAGCGTGGGGACCGCCGGCTATGGGATGCCCTGCGGTATGGCGGCGCGGCCCGGCGGCAGCCGCTGGTGCTGAGCATCACGACGGCCGGCGAGTTCAACAAGACGCACCTGTGGTGGGAGCAGCACGACTACGCTGAGCGGTGCATTGCCGATCCGACTTTCGACCCGTCGTTCTTCGGGTGCATCTACGCTGCTGACCGGGAAGACGATTGGAAGTCGCCCAAGGTCTGGCACAAGGCCAACCCGAGCCTGGGCGAGACGATCAGCGAGGAGTCCTTTGCGGCCGACGTGCGAGAGGCGGCCAACTCGGCCACGAAGCTCTCGTCGTTCCTGCGGTATCGGCTCAACGTGCCGACCACTACAGAGGTGCGGTGGGTGCGGCCGGATCAGATCGAGGCGTGCATGGCCGGGCCGCCAGAGCCGCTCGAGGGCCGTGACTTCTGGGCCGGGCTGGACTTGGCCAGCACCTTTGACACCACAGCCTTTGTGGCGTGGTTCCCAGCTGATGACGGGTATGTCGATGTGTATGCCCATGCCTGGATCCCTGGCGAGAACGCCGACAAGCGAGAGCGTGAGGACCGGGTGCCCTACTCGCAGTGGCAGCGGGACGGGTGGCTGACAATCACGGATGGCCGCAGCACCGATTACGGCATCATCAAGCGGGACATCATGGCCTTCTGCGAGAAGCACCGCTGCCGGGGGCTGGGCATCGACCGATGGAACGCCACGATGCTCGCCCAAGAGTTGGCCGGCGAGGGCTTGCCGGTGGTCATGTTCGGCCAAGGTTTTGCCAGCATGTCGAGCCCTACTAAGACCCTCGAAGCAAAACTCGTGGATGGCAAACTCCGATTGGCTGGCAATCGTTTGCTAGGGTGGCAGTTAGGTAACGCCGCCGTGCAGATGGACCCGGCCGGTAATGTGAAGCTGTCCAAGGCCAAGAGCACGGAGCGGATTGACTCGGCGGTGGCCCTGGCGATGGCGTGCGGCATCCACATGGGCGAGCAGCAAAAGCCAGCCGAAATGCCCGAGATCATCTTCTGGTGATGAATGAGCACTGAGACGGCAACGCCTGAGATCAAGTGGCTTGAGACCCGCATGAGCCGCTGGGATGACTTGGTCGCCCTGTCGGCCCACCAAGGCGAGCGGGTGACGCCCGAGCTGGCGATGAAGACCGGCGTGTGGATGGCCTGTGCCAGGATCGTGGCCGAGACCGTCGCGAGCCTGCCGCTTCATCTGTACCGCCGGGTCAACGACGACCAGGTCGAGCGGGCCACGACCAACCCGTTGTATCGGGTGCTGGCCAAGCGTCCCAACTCGTGGCAGACCCGCTACGAGTGGGTGGAGCAGCTGTGCCTGCATCTCGGGTTCTACGGCAACTCCTACCAGCTCAAGGTGCGTGGGGCTCGGGGGTTCCTCGAGGAACTGCACCCGCTCCATGCCGGGTTCATGGAAGTCGAGAAGGAGAGCAACGGCCGGCTGACGTACCTGTACCGCGATCCGATGAGCGGCCGGCAGACCATCTACCGTGACGACCAGATCATGCACGTGCGGTGGCTGTCGTTTGACGGGGTCCACGGCGAGGTGCCCACCGACATCGGCAAGGACGCTATCAGCCTCGCCCGGTCGCTCGAGCAGTACGCTGCGACGTTCTACAAGAACAACGCACAGCCGGGCGTGATCCTGCACACCGATCAGGCCCTTCCCCGCGAGGTCCGCGAGCAGCTGCGGGACCAGTGGAACAGCCGGCACAAGGGGCCAAGCCGGGCAGGCGAGACGGCGATCCTGTCGAACGGGCTGAAGGCCGACACCATCAGTGCGACCAACCAAGAGAGCCAACTGGCCGAGCTGTGGCTGCAGGCCCTGCTCGCCGTGTGCCGCGTCTGGCGGATGCCTCCACACATGGTGCAAGAGCTTGGCAGAGCAACATGGGGTAACTTGGCCAGCGAGATGACGAGCTTTGAGAAGTTCACCATCCAGCCTTGGCTGCGGCGCATCGAGGGTGCGATTGAGCGAGACCTGCTGGCAGACGAAGACGACCTGTACGCTGAGTTCTTGGTTGAGGGTCTGCTGCGGAGCGACATCACGACTCGCTATCAGGCGTACGAGGTGGGGATCCGCAACGGGTGGATCACGCCCGAGGAAGTCCGCCGCAAAGAAAACATGGGGCCGATGCCCGAGCAGCCAAAGCCCGAGCCGGTGGTTGAGCCAGCCCCGGAGCCGGTGCCGGTAGTTGAGGTTGAGGATGATTCGCCAAATGACTCGCCCGAGGAGCAGGTCGATGGCTGACCTGACGCCTACCGAGTCCATGGCCAACGCCGTCAAGCGTGGCCTGCGGCTGCACGAGGAAGGCAAGAGCGGCGACGGCCTGAAGCCCGAGACCGTGCGCCGGGCCAACATCATCGCCGAGCGGCAGGAGCTGACTGAGGACCACGTGCGGGAGATGGCAGCGTGGTTCCCGAGGCACGAGTCGGACAAGCGGCCTGGTTGGGACGATCCGGGCGAGGAGACGCCCGGCTTCGTGGCGTGGTTGCTGTGGGGTGGCGATCCGGCACGGGCATGGTCAGAACGCAAGGTGGCAGAACTGGACCGCGAGCAAGACAGGAGCAATGCCATGGAAGGCATGATTGAACGCCGCGACGTAGCCTTTGAGGCCGACGACGAGATCGTGGTCGAGGAGCGGGCTGACGGCCGGGCCGTGATCCGTGGCTACGCCGTGGTTTACAACCGCCTCAGCGTGGACCTGGGCGGGTTCCGCGAGCGGATTCTGCCGGGGGCCTTTGACGCCGTGCTGAATCGCCAGCGCGGCCGCAGCGACCTGGTGAGCTACTACAACCACAACCCCGACATCCTGCTGGGCCGGGAGTCCTCGGGCACGCTCAAGGTGTGGTCGGACGAGAAGGGCGTGGGCTTTGAGGTGACGCCGCCGGTCAGCCGGGCCGACATCATGGAGCTTGTCCAGCGGCGCGACGTGAAGGGGGCCTCGTTCACGTTCAGCGTGGACAAGGGCGGCGAAGGCTTCACAACCGACGAGAACGGCCGGGCAATCCGCGAGATCCGGGCCGCCACGATCTACGAACTGGGGCCGGTCGTGCAGCCGGCTTACCCGAGCACCACGGTACAAGTGGCCATGCGTTCGTTCCAGGCTTGGCTTGCCGGCCAAGGTACACCTGAGGCGACGCCACCCGTTGTCGGACCTGACATCGCGGGAGCGTCCATGCGGCTTCGTGCCGCTCGTCTCAGGAGTTTCATGCGTGGCAACACGTCCCGGTGATCCCTGCCCCAAATGTGGGAAGGGACGCATCCGCACACGGTCGAGCCACCCGCTGAGCGAGGACCGGCAGGTGCGGTATTTGGAGTGCCAAGCCTGCGACTACAAGGCCAAGGCCATCGTGCCGGCCGACCATATCTGGCGTCGGTCTTTTGTACCGTACAAACAAGCCTGACGGTCTCTGGCCATTCGTCCCGTAGGGTGAACGACAGACATGGATCTGTCACCCGATACGGGAGTGCCAAGGATGGCCGCTTCGATCACCAAGCTTCAGGACCGGGCCGCCGCTGTGGCTGCCATGCTCGATGACCTCGCTAAGGTCGAGGATCGCACCGAGGCCCAGGCGGCCGAGGTCGAGAAGCTGACCGCCGAGGCGACCGAGCTCGAGTCGCGGCTGGCTCAGGAAAAGTCCATCGCCGACAAGATCGCCAGCCTGCGTGGTCAGGTGGCTGCCGTCAGCAAGCCGGTCGCGGTCGAGGCCCCCGAGGCTTCGGCTCCCCGCAAGGCGGCCCGGCACGACCGGTTCAAGGTCTTTGGCTCGACCGAAGATGCCGAGGTGTGCGGCCGGTGGATCCGTGGCTTCCTGCTCGGCCGTGCGGAGGACCGCAACTGGTACGAGCGGAACGTCGAGACCCGTGCCCTGTCGAGCGACGACAACAGCAAGGGCGGGGTGCTGATCCCCGAGACCTTCGCTTCGACGGTGATTCGGCTGGTGGACGAGTTCTCGGCCATCCCGCAGCAGGCCAACGTCATCCCGATGTCGAGCAACACGCTCTACGTCCCGCGTCGGACCGGCGGCAACACCGCCTACTTCGTGAGCGACAACACCGAGACGACCGCCAGCGACATGGCGACCGACAACGTGATGCTGTCCACCAAGGACTGCCGCGTCGGAACCCGCGTCCCCAACTCGCTGATTGAGGACTCGGTGGTGGATCTGGCCTCGCTGGTGGCTCAGGAGTTTGCCCTGGCCCTCAGCAAGAAGATCGACGACGCTGGCTTCGCTGGCGACGGCACCAGCACCCACGGCGGCATCCGTGGCATTCAGTGGAAGTTTGAGAACGAGACGCTCACCGCTGGCATCCACGACTCCGGTGCGGCGAACCTCGGTGCTGTCGATGTCGATGATCTGGCACAGACCATCGCCAAGCTTCCGACCTACGCTCTGGCCGGTGCGGCTTGGTACTGCACTCCGCAGATGTTCTACAACGTCCTTGCCCCGCTTCAGTTGGGCGTCGGCGGCGTGACCGCTGCGGAGATCGCTGCCGGTGCGGCTCCCCGGATGATGGGCTTCCCGGTGCTGTTCAACAACAGCATGCGGACCACGGCGACCGATGGTCAGGTCATCGCCCTGTTCGGAAACCTGAAGCTTGCCACCCACTACGGGATCCGGCAGGCGATCCAGGTCCGGGCGAGCACCGACCGCTACATCGAGTTCGACCAGACCTACTTCCAGGCCATGTGCCGCTTCGACATCGTGACTTCCGACGTGGGCACGGCTTCCGTGGCTGGTCCGGTTGTGGCCCTCGACCTCTAAACCTAGACGCTGACTTTCAAGGAGAGACCCTGACATGGACCCTGTCGCCAACAGCAAGAGCGTCGTGAGCCTGTCCCTGGCCGCTGGCGTCGCCTCGGCCGGCACACACACGGTGGCCATCGACTGCCTCGGCTTTGACTCCGTGAGCATCGACGTGGGCTACCGCTCGATCGCCAATACGGCGGCCCCGAGCGTTGTGGCCGTGCGTCACAGCGACACGGACGGCTCCTATGCGGCCATCAGCGACTTGGTGCAGGGCACCGACTACACGGTGGCCGGCGTCGGCAACACGGCGACGGTCAACGTCACGCGGTTCGACCTGAGCACGAAGGCTCTGAAGCGTTACCTCCAGGTGGCGGTCACGCCGTCTGCGGAGGCAACGTCGAACGCCAGCAACAACACCATCGTCGTGGCGGCTCGCCTCGGCAAGGGTGAGGCCGGCGTTGACTCGGCCGCTGATGCGAACGTCACGACTCGCGTCGTGAAGTGATCCTGGCTGATTGACGACTACTCCAACCAAAGGAGGATGCCGTGGGCGCGGCGTCACCTGTGGCAGGCGTGAAGCCTGCCGTGTTAGACGTTGGCAACGGGCCTGTACGTGTGGCCTGTTCCATGTCGGTGCCAAGGCTCGGCTGGCAGGACCACATGTTCTGCTGGCCAAGAGGGCTGATCCCTTACGGCATTTCCCCGATCCGCCTGGAAGGTGCGTTCTGGGGCCAGTGCCTTGAGCGGGTTCTGACCGACATCATCGAGCTCGACGATGATCCGAAGGAGCCGCCCCTGTGGATTCTGACGCTCGACTACGACACCATCTTTGAGGCCGACGCCGTTCCTCGGCTGCTGCAGTACGTCACGGCCAGCGACTACGACGTGGTGGCCGCCATCCAGATGAAGCGGCGGGCAGACGAGCCGCTGTTCACGATGGCCAGCGAGACCGGCGACCGGCTGGCCGAGGTGCTTCGGGGGCACTTCATCTATCACAACATCGTGAAAGCCAACACGGCCCACTTTGGATTCACGATGATCAGGGCAGAGGCACTCAAGCGGATGCCGCATCCGTGGTTCCTCGGCAAGCCTGACAAGGAAGGCCGCTGGGGGCCTGAGCGGGTGGACGATGACATTCACTTCTGGCAGGTGGCAGAGAAGGCCAAGGTAAAGTGCGGCGTCTGCACGCGGGTGGCCATCGGGCACGCCGAGGTTCACTTCAAGTGGCCTGACCAAAACATGAAGGGCATCATCCAGCACCCGGGAGAGTTCTGGGACCAAGGCGGCAAGCCGCCAGAGAAGGTGTGGAAATGACATTCGATACGGCACAGGTGCGCTTCCTTCGTCCCTACCAGGGCTACAAGGCTGGCCAGGTCGTGACCGTGGCCAAGGGCGTGGCTCGGTCGCTGGTGCTCTTTGGCAAGGCTCAGCCGGTCGAGCAGCTGGTGGTCGAGACGGCCGTGGCTCCCGAGCCGACGCTGCTTGAGACGGCCGTGGCCCCGGCTGCCAAGGCTCCCCGGCGGCGGAGGGCCAAGCTGTGAGCCTGTTCTATCGCGGCAGCATTGCGAGCCAGTACCGCAGCTTGGTGGTGGCGACCGCCAGCGGCGTTGGCGACCGGCCGATCAGCGTGGCCGATGCCAAAGAGCATCTGCGGATCGTAGACACGACCGAAGACGATGCCTACATCGGGGCACTGATTGACGCTGCCACGACTTGGTGCGAGGACTACTGCGACCGGACGTTCGCAGACAAGCAGTACACGGTGGCCTTCGATGACTTCTTCGGGACCCGCATTGAGCTTCCGCGCCCGCCGGTGCGGCTGAACGCTGTGAGCTCGGGGGCCACCGTGACTATTTCGTACGTGGACACCGGCGGTGCCACGCAAACCTTGACGTTCTCACAGTCTGGAACGCAGGAGTTCCGCCTGGACCGGGACCACGTCCCTGCCTTGGTCTACCCGCTGTACCTCGAGGTGTGGCCGAGCGTTCGCCTCGATGACAAGGCCGTGCAGATTACTTACCTCGCTGGCTACGGCGGGGCGGCCAACGTGCCGACGCCGGCCAAGCACGCCATCAAGATGCTGGTCGGTCACTGGTATCTGAACCGTGAGGCCGTGGGGAACGCTGGGCAGAACGTGCCGCTCGGTGTGCCGGCCCTTCTCGAGCCCCTCAAGTGGAAGCAGTACGCATGAGCATCGAAGGCCGGATCGCCATCGACGTGAGCTTCGCCGACACGGCGACGAGTAGCGGCGTGCAGTCGCTAAAGAAGATTGCGCTTACGGACACGCAGTCGTACACCAGCGGCAAGGTCGCCATCGTGACGGGCACGTGCGGAACGGCAGCCGTGCAAGCGTGGGCAATCGCACAAGACATTGACTACAAGGACGCCAATGGAAATGCGGTGCAAATGTCAACCGTCAATAGGATTGCATTTCAAGCATCGCCATCTGCCGTTGTTAGGGGCTCTGGGACTTGGGGGACGATAGACCTGACTTCGTTGTCCAACCAGCCATCAATCAGCGCACAACCGGTCTACGAGACACCGCAGTTTGGCGGCACCTTAAACATTCGGACAATCACCGGCACTGCCTCCTACACCCTCGTGCTGTACGGGACATGAGCCATGCTGAAATCCGGCATCATGGACCAGAAGGCGACCATTGAAACGCCGACCGAGGGCACCAACGCCATCGGCGAGCCGACGTTGACGTGGGCCACGTTTGCCACGAGGTGGATCGCCCTGCTGCCGCTGTCGGGGGCCGAGCGTGTGGCCAGCCTGCAGAACGAGGGCACGGTCACGCATCGGGTCCGCCTGCGGTACACGCCGGGGCTGAAGCCCAAGATGCGGCTGGTGAGCGAGGGCCGCACGTTTCAGATCGACTCGGTGGTCGAGCGAGGCCGGCGTGAGGAACACGAGCTGCTGGTCACGGAGGTCGTGGACTGATGGCCGTGCAGCTTGGGATGACTGTTGACGGCGTCAAGGAAGTTCTTGAGGGCTTTGCCGCACTGCCTGTCGGATTGCAGAAAAAGTACCTGAAGGCATCGGTCAACAAGGTCACCAAGCAGCACACAAAGACGGTCAAGTCTCTGGTGGCCCGTGGTCCGACCGGCAACCTAAAGCGGTCGGTTGGCGTAGTCACGGAATCCAAGGTCAAGGGCCGCACTCAGACGGCTGTGCTTGGCTTTCGGCGAGGCGATGCCGGAGGGGCGAATGGCACTCGCTCGGGGTATCACGCCTGGTGGATTGAGAACGGCGTGAAAGTGCGTCGCCCAAAGTTTCGGCAGAATCTCAAGGTGCCCATAGCGAGGGCCGCCAAGTACCCGTACTTGAAGGGCAAGGTCGCCATGATCGGTGACGCCGACGGCGGGTCAATATTCTTTCGCCAGGTCAAAGGTTTTGCTGGTACCGGCAAGTTTGCAGCATGGGCCGATGCCACGCTGCCGAGCATTCGCGACGCACTACAGACCGAACTGGTCGGTGCGTTAGGTAGGGCAACGGCCGAGGCTGCCAGGCGGGCCGCCAGAAAGGCACAGGGCAAGTAATGCCGACCGTCACCCACATCGACGAGGCCCTGGTCCAGGTGCTGGCCGCCGACGCCGAGATCGCCTTGCAGGCTGGCAGCCGCATCTACCAAGTGCAGGCCCCGCAGGGCACGACTTTCCCGTGCATCGTCTTTCAGCGGGACACGCAACTAAAAGACCCGTTCACGCACATGCTTGGGGCCGGCGAGTTGATCCGGGCGACGTACACGTTTTCGTGCATCTCAGACAACCTGCTCGAGGTGCGAAACCTGACCAGGGCCGTGAAGGCCGCCCTACAATACAAGCGGACGAGCTCCATCCGGTTGGCCGTCGTGAGAAGCGATGACGACCAGATCGAGCCGGCCCCGAGCGGGGAGCAGCTCCCCGTGTACCGCACGGATTTGTCGGTTGAAGTTACCTACGTTGAACCCTGAGCAGGGAGGCTCAGACCATGGCCAATGACATCGGACAGGGCACGTTCGTTACGTTCGGCACCATCGTTGGCAGTGCGGCCACCTGCTACAAGGTCAACAGCGTCTCGCTCGGCGGCGTAAGCCGCGACGTGGTCGATGCCTCTCACCTGCTCACGAGCGGTGGCAAGGAGTTCATCGCCAGCGAGTTCTACGATCCGGGCGAGCTGTCGCTTGAGATTCATCACGACCCGTCGCTGAACCCGGTGAATCTGCTGACCAACGTGGGCACCGCTCAGGTCTGCACGATCATCTTCGCCAACGGCGGCACGAGCACGGCCAAGTGGTCGGCCTACGGCTTTGCCTCGGGCTTTGAGGCGTCTGCCCCGAAGGACGACATGATGACCGGCACGCTGACCGTCAAGTTGAGCGGCAATCTGAACGTTGGCTGATAGCAAGGAGGCGCGGACTGTGGCTCTCACACGCGAGGAGATTCTCGCTAAGCGAAACGTACGCCCAAGGGTGCCTGTCGAAGTGCCCGGCCTTGGCACGTTGCACGTGGCCAAGTTCACGGCCCGCGACCGAGACCGGTTTGAGGAGATCGTGACCGGGGGCATCCCGGGCAAGGTCAATCTCCGCAACGTGCGGGCGCAGGTGGCGACGCTGCTGGCCGTCAACGAAGACGGCACGCGGCTGTTCCAGGATGGCGACGCTGATGCCATCGGCGAGCTCGACAGCGACGCCGTGCAGGCGATCATCGACGCCGGCTTCAAGCTCAATGGCCTGAACACGGACGCCCTGGAGGACGCCGTAAAAAACTAGAAAGCCGGCCGGTGATGCTGTTCCTTTACCGGCTGGCGTTGCAACTAGGTGAGTGGAACGTCGAAGGCCCTGGCGGGCTGGCCGACCAGATCCCCTGGTGGCAGCTCGAGCGGTGGATGGCGGCCTTCCGGTTGATGCCGTGGGGCGACGAGTGGTTACGGGATGCAGTGCTCATGGCTCAGCAATACAACGCCAACCGACCGAAGGGCAAGCCGGCCATGCAGCCGTGGGACTTCATGCCCGTGCCCAAGCGTGAGCAAACGCAGCAGGAAATGTGGCAACTTCTCCAGCGGGCCAAAGGGTGAGCCATGGCTGCGAAGAACTTCGGCCGCGTCAACGTCTCGATCACGGCGAGCACCGGCGGACTCACAGCCGGGCTGAGCCGTGCGAGCAAGCAGCTGGGCGGATTCGCCGGCCAGGCACAAGGCATCGGCGGCCGGCTGACGGCCATGGCCGCTGGCTTCGTCGGGGCGGGCCGCTCGGCCAGCATGGCTGCGATTGGCGTGAAGGCTTTGGGCATAGCGATCAAGTCGCTTCTGGGGCCGCTGCTCATCGTCACGAGCCTTGTCAGCATCTTTGCGGCTTTCGGGCGGTCGGCCCGGGAGTTGGACGAGGCTGGCAAAACGGCCCGCCGGCTCGGCATGTCCATGACATCGTTTCAGAACCTTGGCCAAGTCGCCGAGGAGGCTGGTGTGTCGATGGGGCAGATGGGCACGTTGCTGACGTTCATGACCCGTAACCTTGGCAACCTGGCCAACGGGTCTGCGTCTGCCCAGAAGGCATTCGGCACCCTTGGCCTCACTATGGCCAATCTGGCTGGCTTGTCGCCAGAGCGGCAGTTTGAGTTGATATCGCAGCGGATCATGGCCCTGCCGACTGCGGCCGAGCGAACGGCTGCCGCTATGGCCATCTTCGGCCGCCAGGGTGCCGCTGCTATGGGGCTGATAGCGGACGCCTCAGGCGGCGCGGTGTCAGAGATTGCCAAGCTGCGCGAGCAACTGGGGCTCAACTTGACCGACACTCAGGTCAAGGGCGTCGAGATGATGAACGATGCCGTAGGGCGTATGTCACTTGTGTTCCAAGGCTTCATCAATCAGTTTGTTGCCGGTCTCGCTCCTGCAATCACGACCGTGGCCAACCTGTTCGTCAAGTTCTTCGCGGAGAACGCAAGCGGATTCAGCATGGCAACAAGTTTGGCATACGGTCTCGGCCAGGCAATCCGTTTCATTGCTGGCTCCGTGACGTTCCTTTACGGTGCTTTCCAAGTTCTGTCCTCATTTGTTGGCGTGTTCATCACTGGTGCCCTTAAGGCTTTTGAGGGCGTAACGTGGGCACTGGGCAACATGCTCTCTGCCATGGCCGATGCCGCTGAGGCCCTGCCAGGCTTTGACATGGGCATTGCCAGCGGACTGCGGGCGGCCTCGGACTCGGTCAATGCACTTTCTACTGCTGCTGGTGACGAGGCGGCGGTTTGGGGAACAGCAGCGGCTGAGAACTTCAGCGACGGCATTCGCAACATGAGCGACCCGTTTGCGGCATTCGATGCCGAGTACGCCAACGTCACGTCTCAGATGCAGCAGGCGGGCGCGGCTGCCGGCCAGACGGCTGCGGACGCAATCGCTCCTGCCATCGCCGCCAGCACGCAAGCCCTCAAGGCCATCGTAGTCGGCACCGGCGAGGGCGAAGCCTTCCGCAACAGCATCCTGCGTGGAGCAGATCCACGCCTCGAGGGCGATTCGGCCAAGGAGACGGCCAGCAACACTGCCGAGATGGTTGACCAGCTGGACGAGCTTAACGGCAACCTCGCCGGTTCCGGCGGTCTCGGACTCGCAACAATCGCAGCGTAGCCATGGCAATAACTGACGTACGTATCCTCCGGTCGCTGAAAATCTCCGAGAGCAAGTCGGACAAGGGGACCGTTCAGCTGTCGGCAACGCAGGACTTGCTGTTCATTGCAGACACCAAAGATCCTGCGTTCAACGACGTCCTTGACGACGACAACACGTGGACGAATCTCGGCGGCACCAAGGTGCCGCAGCTGGACGACGAAACTGTCGTCAAGGGCGTAACGCTGTACGTCACCAGCCGCGAACTGTCCTACTACAAAGACAACGAGCGGGCGGTTGTCATGACCGTTCGGTATGACGCCAAGGCACCGGAGAACGGTGGGCCTGAGCAGCCGCAAGGCACCGAAGCCGCGACGTGGCAGAAGATAACGGTCACCTCTCAGCAGATGACGAAGCCGGCGATTGGCTGGCCGTCTCGAGGCGCAATGCCAGCCGAGAATGGTAACGACGAAGGGCACGGAGCACAGAACTCGGCCGGCGACCCAGTCGATGGTCTTGAAGAAGACTGCGGCATGGTGAAGTTGACCTACACCAACACGCAGGTACTAAACCCTGTTTTCTCGGAGTTGCAACGCTACACCAACCGCTGCAATGACGGAGCGTTCCTTGGCGGCGGCGACTACACGGTGCGGATGGTCGGGTGGAACGCAGAGTACGACCAGAAGAACAACGTCTGGGCGGTGTCTGTTGAGTTTCTCTACAACCCTGACGGTTGGCAGATTCAGTACTTTGACGCCGGCTACAACGAAATCATTGACAGTGATCGTCGTGCCATCCTGGACAAGGCTGGCAACCCCGTGAGCAAGCCCGTGCCACTCAACGGCAGCGGCCAGGCCCAGACGATCAACCCGTCACCGTCTGGCGATGACAGGCCTACGGAGCCGGTCACGCTTGAACTGTACCCGTACAAGATCGCTGACCTCAGCGCATTGTTTGCAAACTGCGGAATCTAAGGAGAAGCCATGGCGAACGAAGTAAACGTTTCAGTGTCCCTGCGAGTTAGAAACGGCAACGCCGACGAATCATTCTCGGTGAGCGGCGTGCAGTCTGACCAGGCCACGCAAGGCTCCGTTGGCGGGATCGTGTCCATCGGCACGGCCGTCGAGACTATCACGCTCGGCGAGGTCACGACGGCCGGATATGCCGCCTTCCGCAACCTGTCTACGGCCACGGCCGGCACGGCATACATCGCTCTAGGTGCTTACGTCGGCACGAATCTTCACGAGTTTGTGCAACTGCGACGTGGACAGCCTGCGGTGTTTCCGCTTACTGGCAACGTGACTGTGGGTGCGAAGGCGTACGGCAGCGCGCTCCCGCTGCGATACATCGTCTTTGCGGAGTGACAGGTGGCCACCTACGGCTTTAACGAAAACGACGCCAAGCGTATCGGGCGAGCCGTTCGCCACGTTGAGCGTGGTGCCCAGCGTATTGAACTTGGCGGACCAAATGCCGACGGGGCCGCTCCAGGCGTCCGCCTGCTGATCGCCAAGCACGAAGGCCAGAGTTGGCCCACTGGCAGCACGGCTGTCGTGACGATCTACAACGGTGAGCTTGGGAGTGCTGTGTCGGCCCTAACCATGGTGGCCTACAACCAGTACATCAGCTTTTCTGCGGACACAAACTGCACCGCCCGGTGGGTGGCTCTCGGGCACAACGGGTTTGCGTGGCACCCGGTCGATTCCCAGAGCGACTGCGGCACATGCAACTACGAGGTGGGCGGCGTCGATTTCAGGGTTTTCCCCGGATACGAGCGGACTGCTGTGCAAATGCTCGGCCACGATGGCGGTGGTTGCGTCAAGTGGTTCAACATCACCACTTGCTCAACGGCAGCCGAATGACGCTCATCACGTTTCAGGACGGCGGCGTCGTTTTCCGTGACAGCAAGGTTGGCACGGAGCAGGAGTGCTGCTGCGGCGCAAACTGCGGCGACTGCCCGCTGACCTGTTGCCTAGTAGTGCAGGGCAAAAACACCTGCACAGTTGGGACCGATGTCATCTCTTTCGATCCCCTAATCGTCATAAACTGGGGCGGCGAAGTTCTGGAATCCGGGAGT